CAATGCCGGTGTGGTTGATACCGCCTCCGGTGATAAAAACCCCTTGGTCCCCTACCATCGGTGTACTGAACCATGCCCCATGCTGTTTATAATAGCTTGCCGATGTAGCGCAAGCCGCACTTCCTGAACCGGCGTACTGGTAGGTCATAGCTGATGCAAGGTCGAATCCGAAGCAACTGATAAATCCTGCGTCAACAAACACATCGCACCACGGCTGGTTCTGTGGATACCAACCATACAAGCGCCTGATGCCATCAACATCGGCATACTTGTTAAAGTTGTTTACTCCTTCGTGATACCCGGTTTGGCTGTTGCACCAGCTCACCAACCGGGCCTTCGCCTCATCTATGGTCATTGTTTCACCTCCAAGAGGTTTTTAATGGCGGTTGTAAAACATCACCGGCAGAGCGCCGATATACTGTAACTGAGCCGCCGCAGTTTGTGACTTAAAGTGCCATTTATGCAATTGGTGTTCCGTCAACCATATAACAATTTGTTTTAATAGTTGGGTTATTGCCGCTGAATGTTGGCGCGGCTTTAAAAATGCAGGATGAAAGAATCAATGCATTAGCTCCCCAATTGATAATTTCTGGAGTGCCACCGCCAAGCAAACAATTACTAAACAGCACACCACTACTGCCTCCTGATGGAGCATCAACAAGTATTTTCCCATACCAAATATTGCATCCGTTAATTACAAAACCGTTTGAAACCCCTTTGATAATGAATGCATATCCCGTGTTGTTATTACTATGGTTAACGGTACACCCAATCAACGACCCATGTCCGTTATTGGCTCCAATAGTTGCGTCAGTTCCATCCATATATACGCCTGTTGTATTATTTGAGAATGAGCAATTTACAACAACATTATTGCCAGAGGCAATGAAAATACCGATGTAACAATTATAGACAATGGAATTTGATACACGATTAAATTCGCATTTATCGGCGAAACGAATGCCCGCATAACAATTATAAATCCTGAGATTATTGGCTGAAATACTATTAGCACTCCAGTAACCGGTTTTTAAACCTTTTATACCCGCAAGTGAAAAATTGCGGATTGTGAGATTATTTAATTTTGTGTTGTAAATATAGGGCGCGTCTTCATAGTTGCCCTCAACAATTATTCCCGAATTACTATGCGGTGTCGTTGATTGTGTCTGTTCACCTTCTATCGTTACATTTTCTATTGTGCAATTAGCGCCCACCTTAATTCCGTCATGCCCTGCCGGGACATGAAGGATTGTACTTTCACCGGCTCCTCGAATAACCGTATTGTCTGGCATGACCAAATCTGAGATTTTATATGTTCCCTTTCCAAGAAAAACCGAACCATATTTTTCCAAACGCCCGGTAATAAAGTTGGTCACATCACGCATCGCCGAAGGGTCATTGCCTGCCCCGGGCAGGATAAACGGAATTAACGATAATGTGTCCTTATCAGTCAACGAGTTTAAAACATCAAACGTAAACGTTCCTGTTGAATCTTCTCCGTTGGCAACATAAAGCCGCATTAGCATTCCGGTTGCATCATTAGGAACATAAATTTGCCGTGATTCAGTAACATATTGAGGATTTGATGTCCATGCCCCATCAACGTAGAAAAATACATGCAACGTAATTTTAGTATTTGTTGACTTAACGAAAAATGTCAATACATCCCCGGCAGAAATACCATTGGGAAATGCGGCTGTATTGTAGAAGATGTTTGGCGATGTGAAATTGCCACCGCTAACTGTACCGGATAACGTGGCAACACGATTGCTCCATGTAAGCGTAACTCCATGCCATGTGCTGCTTGAATAAGTTCCGTCAACAAAAATATTATTTGCATTATATTCGTTCAAGGCGCTCTTTACGTCATCGAGTTCGTCGCCCAGAGCCGTGTCAGCAGCAGCTCTTGCAGTCGCTTCAGCAGAGACTGCTTCTTCCCTTGCCGTTGTCTCAGCAGTCAGCGCACTTGCATTAGCTTTGGTTGAAATCTGCGTGGCCTGAGTGGCAATCGCTGTGCCATTGGCGATGACCTCATTCTGGATATCATTGAGGTTTTTAGCCATGATGGTTGTTACGCCATCAACATAATTTACTTTAGTTAAAGCCATGTTTCCTCCTTAACCTATGCGTTCCCAGACATATGCGACTTCATATGGCATCATCGTATTGAATGCATTGCCGCTGCCAAGGGGTTCAGTAACGACTCTCTCGCCACCAGTTCCATCATCTCTAGCCGGGAAATACCAAGCAGAACCACCGGCAGCATTTGTGCGGAACATTGCGAAACTGTAATTCAACGCAGTTGGGTTGGTGTAATTTCTCGGCACATCGCCAATCGGGATGTTAACATTCGGCAGCTCCGCTCTCGTCAATGTGTGCGTTTCACTACCGCCCTGATCACCGGCGGTTCTAGTTCCTGCCGCGAGAATAACCCTGTCTGTGATTGCTTGCCATGTGCCACGTTTGAAGATGCCGTTCGTTGTGTCACCGGGGTTAACGCTTGCCGTCTTGCTTGAATAAATGCTACCGATGGGCCAGAACATATCGAACAGGTCATCGGCGAGAGCGTTAATCAATGATGCCTTGGGGACATCGTGAGTGCTTGCGTTAGGCGGCACATTTGCAACTGTGTTGACAGTCCCCGTGCCGTCCATGCCGTTGTAAACGATGAATGTGCCAACAGGGCCACCCGGTTCAATGTGATAGTCAGGGTCAGACAGGGCAACATCCTCACCAATAAGAGTGTAGGTGTCAATTGCCCCCGGCTGGCCGGGGTTACTTGGAGGGTCAACACGTTTGATTCCGGGGCCATGTGGAAGGTTGAGCGTTAACTTGCCAGTAGTCGAATTGTAGTCAGCGCCTCCAGCCGCATCTGATGCGACAATATTCGCGTCATATGATTGCACATTGCGGCTGATAAACTTGGTCACCTGTTCGCCGGAGACCTTGCAAGCTCGCCTCTGCCCGTCAACGGAATGCTCAAGGACAAACAGGTCATCGGTTTCAATATTCGGTTGCTCGTTTTGCAGATTCTCTACTTGCGGTAACGAGCTAATCGGGCTGTCTGCCATCCGCATTCACCTCCTCGGTCTGCTCAGGTTCATTCGCCATCTGCTCCATGCGATGGAGAATCTGGAAGACATTTGCCATCTTCTTCATGTTCTCCTCGCCGGCGATGGGGATGGTGTCAAGGATGCGTAGAAGCGCAGTGAAAATGTTATCGTTATTCATTCTCCAACGCCTCCCTCACCGCTTCCTGCCACCTAGGGGGAACATCCTCGATGGTCATCAGGCCGGCTTTGATTCGCTTCACATACAGATTAACCATTAGCGTCCCCTCCTACGATCTGTGCAAGTTCCAGAACGGCCTGTGTCAAATCCTCGTTGTCCTGCTTAAGCTGGTTGATATCAGTCGTGCGGTAGGTCTGCCAACGGAATCTGTACCCGCCAGCATTTTTCCCTACGCTTTGCCATGTGTAAAGGTGGTAAACGCCAATCGTTTCCCCTACTTCCCCATGATTCAATGCAAATTCTTCCAGTGTTTCCGCACTCTGAATCGCCGCGATATCATCGCTTGTTAACCCAGCTTCGTATGGGACAAGCAGCTCAATATCCGCATCTTGAACGCCACTGAGATACGTTACATACCCCGGCAATGTCTTACCCGCGATTCGTACCATTAATCAGAACCTCCAGTAATACCCAAAACATACATATTCAAACTTGACACCCAAACAGGAGCAAACCATGAATTCCTACAACCGATAAATGCTGTGGTGTGAAAATATGCTGGCCCATTATCTGAACCGTACTGCGCGGCTCCATTATAATTGAACCCGAACCCGCCACCGGTCAGCGAATAGCCCCCGTTTGTGTAACCCGTGCTGCCATATGTGCTGCTGGGCCATTGTACGCCGGAGCGAAAGAGACTTGGACTTATGGAAGCACCGTCAACAGTAAGTGAGCCAGCCACAACTGAACCGCCCTTAATCGTGCCGGTGACCTCAAGCCCTTCCGAACTGATCTTCATGACCGTGTTGTTATTCGCTTTCCACTCCATGCAGTCTTCCAACAGAGACCACTCAAACTTTTGATCACCCTGCACCCATGCACTGATGGAGTCAACCTTCTGTACAAGGGCAGAGGATATTTCCTTCATCTTCCGGGTGAATTTCCGCTCACTCTGCGGTTCGTACTGAATCTCATGCTGAACCTCGGTGTCTGATGGGGCGGCAATGTCTGCGGCAGATACCTTGGAGAACCTGCGGGATAGCGAGTAGATTCCACTATAGAATCCATCGCTCGTCATTCCATCGCCAATCTCGGCGGCGGGAGTGATGTATGCGGTGCTTCCGTCATAGGGTTTGTAGCTCTTACCATGCAAATTCGCAAGCACAGCATCAGCAATCGCCTGACTCGCATAGGGGCATTCTGCTTCCAAGGTGAGGCCGCTGTCATCTCCGGCAACGTACCCCTCACCCTCATCGGTTTTCAAGATGACCTTTGAATAAGAACCCCAGTCGGGAGATGAACTCAGTTGCCGAATAGATTGCCCCACAAAAACTTTGTCACGAGACAAGTATCCTGTCACCTCCAAACGTGATCGGGCTTCCATAATTGGTTACCAAGAAGTTCGTTTCTTCGGGTAGCCCTGCCAGCGTAATCAAAGACAGTTTCCCCTCTTTGGTAATAACCCAGTTGCCGCCATACATAGCGGCGATGAATCCAAGCACTTCTCGCATGGTGTATGAAAGCGGAATCGGAATAAGATAATTGTTCCCCAAGCTTGTCCAGCTGTCGAGAGCAACATTTATGTACCCGGCGATCTGCTTGACAACATCAATGTCTTTCTTGCCGTCTTCAGGCCAATCGCTTTGATTTGGATAATCAGCGTCCGCAAAAATCATTGCGTCAACGCCCTCTAGCACCAAGCGACTTTCCCAAGAGGTATAGTCTCGGCGATCCACAAAGAACACACCTTGCAACAGCCACTCGCTGTGCGTGGTCTTATACTCAGCCGCGATACCTACAATGCAATTGATACCCGGAATCGCAATACCGGCAACAGCATTTCTACTTGTGTCCATGACCTCGCCGCTGATGCGTTCCCAGATTTCAATTCGCGCCCCACGGGGAATCTGTGCGCTAATGTCTCTGCCGGTCATGGTGTCGCTTGTGAGCGTCAGGGAGCAAGATGCCACGCACGTTGAACCGATTGTGACATTGTTGCCCCCGAACAGTTCACGTTTGATGGACACATCCATAAGCTGATTCTCAAAGTATTCAACGCCGTTGATTACTACTTTGATTTCGCTCTCATAGTTGCCGGAGTTCCAAATTTCATTAAACCGTTCAGAGGTATTTTGCATAAGCTACCTCCTTACAGTTCAATCAGCGGGAAGGATACCGACTGCAAGTCTTCACCGTTTTCGCGGTGAATTATATAATTGGTTTTCACATTGTTGGAGTACATGGCGAAGGTCTTCGTGCCGTTGTTGGTAATATAAGGCGTGACCCTGACGCTGATGGTAGCCGGGGCGAGAAGGGAATGAAGTTTCTGAATCTGCGCTCTTGTGAGCTGCACGGTGTTGATGTTCATCTTCTCTTTCACACCAACCCTGTCCCTGTGCATGAGGCCGCTCATGTCCCTTCCCGCCGAAGGGCCATCCACATCGTTCCGGGAGAAAGTGAGGCCCTTCCATGCGATCCAAGGCGTGATGTCAAACCAGCTCAAAGTGGTTCTGTCGTATATTTCAACTTTCATTCATCACGCCCCCCACGCTCTGTCGAGCCGCTGAAGACCGGCCCGGATTTCACGGCTGTCCAGATAGACCTTCAGGTTCACATCATTGTTGCCACCGCCATTGCTCATTCCTGCCATCACGCCATCGTACACACCGGCCCTAATGCCCTCAACGATTTGATCGTTGTTCGCCACAGCAGTACGACCGCCGATAGTGCCAACCATTTCTGGGCCAGCCTCGCGAGAGATGAAAAGCTCACCCTCCGGCGGGAACCCACCGGTTGCGAAATTGCCGCTGTAGTGTGAGGAACCGCCCTCGGTTACCGTAGTGCCGCCCATATTTGGGCCACCCCATCCGAAGAAGCGTTGAACCGCGCCCCATGCCTCTTGAATTTTGTCGATGAACTCCTGAAGTTTACCTTTGATGCTGTCAATTGCATCAGACCAAGACTGCTTGAAGTTATCCCAAGCGGTTCTAAGCGGCTCCATGAAAGTGTCCCACTTCTCCTTGATCTTCTCCCAGTTGCGGCCGATTTCGATAGCCGCAATTGCAATAGCACCAACGAGCAGAGACCAACCACCAGTTGCAAGCGCCAGCACAAGAGCTACACCGAAGATAGCACCCTCCAAAGTGTTCAAAGCCTCATTGATGGCATCTTTATCGTTAAGGAATGCCTCGACCTTTTCTTTCAGCGTACGGAAGAAATCCTTGATTGCTTGCCACGTTTGAGTAACAACGTGCTTGATCTCGTCAAAGTGCTTCGTGACCCAAGCGCCAAAGGCAGCTATACCGGCAATAAGGAGGGGAATCCAGCCCCCGGTAAGGACTGCAATAGCAAGGGCAATGACAGTCAGCGCATCAAAAATCTTCATGATGGAATCTCTGGTTAACTGGTTGTCATCTCTCCAGTCTGCAAACACATCAATGATGTCTTGAATCGCGTGGATAACAAGGTAGGCAACAAGTGCAACTTTGAATAGCGGAGAATGGACAAGCGTAAGAATCCCACTGCTAAATTTGTCAAAGGCCGAAAGCACTTTCCAGATAGTTCCAATCAAACCGGAAAAGCCAAGCGCCGCGATAACACTCAGGATGGCAACTTGTGCGTCATCCAACTGGGAGATAAACTCGCCAAAACTAATATCGCCGCTAAACAAATCTGCCAGATCATGAAGAAGGTCTTCAATCTCCCGGAGGGCGCTGATGAACAGTTCACCCGTCCACTCAGCAAGCGGCTCAAGGAAGTTCTTCCACAGCCAATCCCACACGGGCTTAAGTGCGCGAAGGGCCGCATTCAATGCTTCAAAAGCCGCAGTCAGCAGATCGAGAATAGTCGGAACAGCCGCCTCAATCGTCCACTTGCTAAGTGGCTTGAGAATATGCTCCCATGCCCAGCCAAGGGCGCGAACGATAGTATCTCCCAAATCCTGCGCTGCTTCCTTGAGCCGATTCCACGAATTAACAAGCGGCGTGAAGTCAAGGCTGTTCTTGAACTCCTTCATCTTGTCAACAAGATCGAGCCAGAATTTCGCAATCGGGGTATCAACCATCTCATAACCGGCGAGAGGATTCTTACCACTACCGCCACCGCCGGAAGACGGTTCTTCAAGGCGGTTGATTTCGTCAAAGCCAAGGAGCTGATTCTTCCACTCTTTAGCCGCACCCGCGCCGGACTTCATGGTGTCAACGAACTGGGCCGCAGTTGCATTAGCTTTCAGATAAGTCTTGCCGGTGAAAGCCGCAAGCAACTGGGAGATGGCATCAGCAACTCTGGTAATCAGGTTCAGGATTGCGGTAAGCACCGGCTCAATGGCGGCATATAGCGAAATGAATGCAGAACCAAGCTGCGCTCTCATCGCATTGCCGGAGGACTTGATGCTGTCCATCGCCGCCGCAAATCGATGCCCTTCGCCGGTCATTGCAGAGGAGAATCGGTAAGCTTTCTCAAGTCCCTCTTGAAATGCTTGCCCAATATCTTTGATTATCGTCCGAATAACACGGTAAAATGCAATGCGCTTGAAAGACGAGATGATATTATCGAGCGGCTTCTTGCTCTTGGAGGCCGCAGCCGAAAGGTCTTTTATGCCTCTGGCAGTATCGGTAGTTGCCCTCTTCGCACCAGATGCCGCCTTGCTGATGTTATTGATTGTGTCAGCGACCTGAGTGGTTTGGTTGTTGTTAACCGTAAGGCCACCCTTCATCGCGCTATTAAGTTTTGCAAAGTTGGGGATAGCACTTGCCAGCGCCTTGTCGAGCCTCTTGATTGCAGATGTAACGCTGCTGATCTCACTCGCCGCGCCGGTCGCAGAGTGTTTTACCTCTATCTCGAGCGATTCTAAGGTGTCTGCCATTTAATCACCCTTTAGTTTCTTATCGCGCTGTTGCTTACGAATCATGGCTTCCATTGCCTGTTGCATCTTTGCCTGTTCCTCTGCTTCTCTGCGCTTTTTCTCACGTTCAGTGAGCGGGAAAATGTCAAGAGGCCGCTCAATATAATTCTGCCTCTTCGCTCCTCTCTTCGCAAAAGCGTTGGCTAAACAAACAGCAAAGGCATCGCAAACGTACAATCCTTGCAACCATGCCTGTTCGTTTTCAGATTCCTTTTTCAAGCGCCATGCTTTTCGGTAAGCAATAGCTAAATAAGGAGACTGTTCCCAATACTGTTCAGCAGTCATGCCCATGACCAGATATTGCGGAAAAGCCTCCTCAAATAACTCTTCGTATGTAGGCGATGCTTCTTCAGGAGGGGCCTCCGTCAGAACTGCACCGCCACTTTGGGAGGGTTTCCTTCCTCCTCATCAGGAGCGAGAGTTGAAAACGGTACGGCGTACAGTTTGCCCAGATGTTCAATCAGGGTTTCGCCATCAGCATTCTTGATGCCGGACAGGCCCTCGATGCCGCCGAACTGCTCGTCCAGAATCTTGTCAGTCTGCTCCTGAGTCATGCGCGGATGATGGGACAGGAACGCTCCCCAGAACATGAGGTAAATCATGGTCATGGGCTGGCTGTCCATCGCATTCACGTTCAGACCGGCGCGTTCAGTTTTCACAACGGTCTTCCGGGTGAAATCCAGCGTGAACTCTCTTCCTTCAAAATCTCCCTCGCCCTTGAAAACAATGGGCCGAACTTTCTCTTTCGCCTTACTCATTCTCAATCTCCTTATACAAATCAGGGGCGGTATTATGCCGCCCCATTATTTATGCTCACGTAGATGCCGCCGCGAACTCATAGTCACCCTGAGGAGCGATGTTCGCGTTGTTCTCCAGAACGGAGTCAACATCAGCACCGCCAAAGCCAAGGGCCAGAGGTTCGCCGGGGAAGTAGAAGGAATCCAGCTCGGAGCCTTCCTGATAGGCAATCTCAAACCACATCTTCTTGTCATCCGTCAGAGCCGCATAAGCGGAAACGCAAGTCTCCCAAGCGGTGCGGAAAGCCGCATAGTCATTCACGGTAAGCTGGATAGCGCCGCCCGAATCGTTCAGACCGCGAATGTAGGTATGGTTCTTGGTCGCACTCAGAGGAGTGGACTGGAGCATATTGGGGTCATTGAAAACCGCCGGGATGGCCTTTACGCCGGGGATGGTGGTATAGCCCGAAGTCGGGCGAGTACCGGCAGTTGCTTCTACGGCATACTTGACGAGCATTCCGGCAGTAGAGACAGCATTTGCAGCCATGTGCATTCTCTCCTTATTTAGATAGTAGGCATCGTGTCACCGCCGCCGATGATTCGCCGGTAGCGGTTAATGATTGTGAACGTATCTCCCCGGTCGATGCTCGTCCCGGAGAATCTACGATAGTAGAGCTTGCTGAATGCCGCATCAGCAAGGGCCATGATGTCATATGCCTCGCTGGCGGCAGTGTTCGCCCTGTTGCTGACAACTTGGATTTCATACACACTCTCATACTGGACATCTTCAAAATCCAACTGCGTGTTCTGAACCGGACGGATATTATCAATCTCATGGATGTAGCAAGCCGGGAACTTCGCCGGGGATGCTACCATACGGGAAGTGCAGTAGGCATCAGGATATTCAGCTTTAATCGCATTGGCAATCCGTGTGTAGATCGCATTTCGACTATACCTCATCCAAACACCTCCTTAACAATCCGGGGCATTTCCTCGCGCATCTTCCTACCGGCGTAGTACATTGGCATATATGCCGGTGTCCCTTCCAAGACTTGGCCTCCGTAAAACCAGTATCCAAGGTCTGAAAACTGTCTTGCGTGTGTATCAGACCAATCGCCCGGCATGATTCCAACTGAAACATTGGAAGCATCACCGGGATAGTCACCGGCAAAGATACCAGTACCGAATTCTATGAAGTAGATGTCTTCCCCTGACATGACGATCTTGTAACCGTTTTCCATCGGGACGGCATCAACATGGACATTCGTGTTACCCGGAGAACTCCGCGCCGCACCGTTTGCAATCGCAGATGCTTCTTGCCGCCCTACCTCCGCAAGTCGCTTACAGACTTCATCAAGCTTTGGCTTAATCTCCCGCTGATAACGTTGCAATTCCTTAAGTGCCTTGGCACAGGATGCAGTTGAGAGTTCAAGCGTTATCGTTCGCATTGTCTGTTTCGACCTCCGCAAGAGCCAGCACCACCTGATTGATCGTACGGGACACAGCGACAACACGGTAATCAAACGGTTCACCGTTCTCAACGCCGACCTTAGACCAACCGGCAATTGCCTCACCGGCAACAGCAGTAAACGGGTCTTTCTCAATCCAGAAAACCGTCTGCGTGTTGAACGGAGTATCAAGGTCTTCGGTAACAACCGTCCGGGCAAAGGTCTGCGTAAGGCCGAACAACGCAATGTCTGCTTGGCCCCTGCCTCCGGACACATTCATCAGCGTCTTCACCGGTGCGGTGTAATGCACCTCATACTCGCCGGTCAGGTTACCTTCGGCATCCGTCAGTTCAGTTGTGCCATCGTAGAACGCATATGCAACGGGGCGCTTGTTCCTCTTGATAGTTCTCAAGTGGTACTCACCGCCCCGACACGCACATACGGCAGAACATTGTTGTGGATGTAGTCAAGCATCTCGGAATACTTGAAATCACGGTGAACACCGTTTTCAATCGACATCCCTTGGCCCTCTGCACCAGCATGAGTCCACCCGACTACGACAGCGTAGATTTGAATTCCCTCGTACTTGCTAGGCACTGCGGTCACATCGTCCGGCACACCGCCCACCAGATGATACATCCACTCCAAGATTTCATTCCCGGCAATGGTAATGTATGTGTTCAGCGTTTCCTCGGTAGGCATATAACCGCTGCCATCCTCGATGAGCGTCTGTACAGTTATCAGCTTTTGAGCATCCGTCATGTTATCAGCACCTTTACGGACGGGAGAGGATTTTACTCCTCTCCCTTATTCTTTGCTTTCGCCGTCCGTTTCGGCTTCTCAGCCTTAACTTCCGGCTTCTCTTCCTTCGGCTCTTCCGGGAGGATGCCTACCGTGATAGAACCGTCATGGTTACGCCGCACTGCCATAATTAGGCGTGGGAAACGTAGATGCCGTTAGTCTTCTGATCCTTGACCCAGCAGTCGTGGTAGACACGGTAGTCAAACTTCCACGCATCGGCTTCCTGATTGACTTCGGGGCTGAAAATGCGGGGAATCTGATGCTTCACGACCTGAAGCACGGCAGAGGGATGCACGATCATGTAGTTGATGGCATCGCCGGAAGCGGTGTAGCCGCCAGTACCAGCGGAGGTGGTGGGCGCGTTGATGGTCACAGCGGTGTTGAATCGGCCAGAGGGAACGGTGATGACCTGCATATCGTTGAACATCTCAACGTTGTAGTTCACATTGTCATCGCGGTTCATGACCATGCGGGTCACGCCGCCCTTGATGAACTTGTAGGTGTTGGGGTTCACGAACAGGATGCGGCCCTCATAGGGGACTTCAGCATCGTCCAGAGCGGCAGTGGCATCATCAATCAGGCCAAGGATGGTAGCCGCAGTGGGAGTCTCGGTCTTAACCTGAGCCGCAGGGGCTGCGCCAGCGTACTTGGCAAAACGGTAAGCATCCAGTTCCGGGATGACCTGAGTGCGCTCAAACTCGCCGACCAGAGTGCCAAACGCCATGCCCAGAGTCTCGTCATTGTCCATGGCATCAATCATGAAGGAACGACCACGATCCTGAGTGATCTCATAGTCATCCCAGCCGGTAGTCACATCGCCGGGGACAAAGCCGGTGTTGCGGCCATAAACAGAGAGACCGACCATCTCGGTGTTGAACAGATAAGCCTTCTTAGCGCCGTCCCAACGGACACGCTCGGCAGCGGTGTCGAGGATGGAAGACTTAGCGCCAGCCTTGTAGATTTCGTCCAGAATAGGCAGATATCTTTCTGCCAGAGCAATGGTGTTGCCCACAGGGGCGGTAACAGTAGTAGCCATTACATTATCTCCTTAAATTATTTGATGGGCGGCAGACCGAAGTAGTGGCGCATCTTATTGATGTCATTCTGTTCAGCCTGTTTCGCCGTGGGAGGAGCGCCGGGAGTCAGAGTCGGTTGCTTGTTCAGCGCAGCCGCTTCCAATTCCTTCTGCTTTGCCTCCAGAAAATCCTGCTGACACGACATGATTGCGGCGGCATCATTGTCAGCCATTGCCTCTGCCGCCCGGAGCGCGAGTTCCTTGTCATACCCAAGAGCAAGACACTGTGCGAGATACCCGCTTACGGTCTTGTCTCTGCGGAGCGTCCGCAGTTCGTCCTCAACTGCCTGTTCGTGTTCCTTGCGCTCGGCCTCGGCTCTCTCAGCCTCGGTCTGCTTCTCGCGGAACTGCCGCTTCCAATCAGCGGCCTGAGAGTTCGCGTTCGACAGCGCGGTCTTGAGTTTCTTGACTTCCTCAGACTCGTCAGCCTTGGGAGCTTCAAACTCATACGCTTCAAGCGCCGCCAGTTTCTCCTCTGCGGTCATTTCCGCATAACCAGTGATTGCGGTTGTATCGATTCTCATGTCTTTCTCCTTGCGTTTTTTAGAGTGCGTCCCTGCACTATGCTTTCCGTTTTAGAGACTTGTCATGTCTTCCAATGCGTTTTTGATAAGGCAGTTTCACTACTGCCGATATATGTAAAGCTTTTGCTTACTCTTTCTCAGAACCGTTCAACTGCACGTTGACAGTTCCATTTGCGGCGGCGGCATCAGCAAGACCCTCGCCGATGATGTACGCCACCACAGCGGCTCCCTGCATGATCAGGCCGGAGATGACTTCAGCCTTTTCAGCACTGCCGCCAAAGGCAACCATGCATCCGCTTACAAACAGTGCGATTGCCGCCCAGAACTTGCGGCTGGTCAGTTTGCGTTTCCAATCAATGCCCATGTTCAGCCCTTCTCCTTATACAAATTTTTGATATCGTTCTTGATGACAGCTATATCTGTGCTGATTTCGGAAAATCTGGCGGCGTAATTGTTATGCTCATCAAGCCGCTTTTCAACGCCGGAAAGCCGATCATCCAGTCTCGCGTCCCGGACAGCATCATCCACTTTCCGCTTTTCATTCTGGTTGCGTGAGATAAGCCATTGCCCAATCACGGCACAAAGGCCGGTAATCAGGGCGATCAAAACACCCTCGCTCAAATACCTCACCTCACATCAACTGAATAAAAGTTCGCACCTGCAATTAACATCCTCCTCAGGAACGCCGAACATTCCGGGGGCCGGTGCGTGAGCGCCATCGTAAGTGTAAAAGTCATCGCCGATTGGTACGGTCTCGCCCTCTAGGTAGTCGTGCGTGTCACGGACTTTATCGTCAAGCATGGTCACCCATGTCTTCAGGGTCGCGCCTGACTCTATCGCTGTGTTCAGCGCGGCGGTGTTCGCAATACGGTGCGTCTCGGTATCGGCAATTCTTGCGATATCTGCCCCTGTGCCGCCGCTTGAGAAGTATTCCTCTACCCGCTCTCTCCAAGTCTTCCCTGCCACCTTTGCGTCCACAACGCCCATAACATCGTCCAAACTCGGTTCGTAACTGGATGAAAGATTCTCACTGGTAACGGAATTGCCCATCGCATATGCCAACAGGAAAAGGTCGAGCAGTTCGTCAATGATGTCCTCTTCCTCTTCCTTGCGGTCTTCAAGACGGGCATCGCCGAACCGCTGACGGATTTCCTCGTCAAGCCGGTTCAGTTCGTCCATCGGCAGAATGCTTGCCATTAGACAGCACCGCCCGTATCATTCTCGCCGTTGTCGTTGTCAGACTCCACAATCTTTGCCTCACCGGAAGACGCCTGTTCTTCCTCTTGCAGATTGCCGGTGTTCTCCGCTTGCTTCAGTTCCTCGGCTTTCTTATCCGGGTTACCCCAGATCATCTCAAGCCACTTTTCGGACATCTTCATGTCCTTCACCGGGTCATTGGAAATGCCGGACTTAGCTGCCGCCAGTTCAGGATGCAGACCCGCCGCCATGAGAGTCTGGAAAGCCTGTGCCTTGCTCTGAACATTTGCGGTCTCATTGCGGACAAAGTTCAGTTCAAAGTCGTTCAGGTCAATGTCAAGCAAGCCTTTGCGCTTCAGGATTTCCACAATGATGCGGTCAAACTGCCTGTTGGATTTCTTGAACAAATCCTCGGTATTCCTCGCAGCGGCATCGGCCTGATACCATCCAAAGTTTGCAAGGACAGCCGCTCCGGTGGTGTCGTAGGTGGAACTGCCATTGCTCCGACTCGGCATCGCGCAGATGCGAAGAATCTCGTCATAGATGCTGTCGGTAAGTACCTTCGTCTGCGTCTGATCAAGCTGCTCGGAAAGTACCTTGAAGTCAGCTTTGTTTTCGCCGATAGACCGGAGCGCGATCATACCGGCCTTGCGGATGTCAGTAATGGTGGTGTTCTCCGGGAACTCGCAGTTGACAGCAATTGCGAGAGACTGAATGAACTGTTCCACACCATCACAAGCGTTTGAGGTCAGGTTCGACAGCTCGTCAATAAGCGGGACAGCTAACTCAAATGCGGAAGTGTTGATGCTGTTGTACCGATACTCAATGATGGGGATATATCCAAGAACATTCGGCTCGGAGTAGTCGAGCGTGGTTGCCGTCACCATGTAGTCGTGGTTCTTCTCCGTGGTGATCATCTTGCCAACGACCGTGCCGGTCAGGTGATACACCATGCTATCTGTGAACACATCTAACTTGGCAATACCGTCAACCGTTACAAGGTTCACGCCCATGACCGGCTTGTTGCCGGGGCGAAGGGAATACACGACAAATGCAGAGCGCGGGTCAAGCGCATATGCGTTGAACGGAACCTCATTGTCATCGCTCGGCTCAACATACAACGCCGCCTTGCCTACCCTGTGGAACCAGTCGGAAATCTCATTGTCTGCTTCCTGCTTGCCGGAACGGTACAAATACTCGTTCAGGTTCTTGACCTTCGTCTGTACGCCCTTGCGGCGGGAGACATAGCTGCACGGCTGAGTCAAAAAGTACCCGTTTTTGAAGTCCACAATCTCGGTTGCCGTATTCACCTGAACGATGTTCAGAATGTCCTCTCGTACTTCCTTGCGGCGATTGAGGATAGGCTGAACGCCTCTTGTGTACCAGTACAGGAACTCTTCCTGAAGCATATTTTTAACGTGATAAACCAACGCCTCGTTCAGCTCGGCAATCAGGTTATCTTCGTTGATGTCATCAAAGGAGGCGTAGATGTCCAGCCGCCCGAACATATCGTTTCGGATAACTGGGGAACTGTTTGTAATTTCGTCCAAATCCTTCACCTCACAAAAAAGAAAAGGCCAAGTTGCTTGCAACGTGCAAACAACTCAGCCCTAATTAGCCCTGCCCACAGCCAGATTGCTATGAGCGCAATATAGAATTATAGCTTGTGTCACGGCTCCTTGTAGACGAGCCTCCTGTTATTCTCAAGTACGACCCACTTGCCGCGCTCTTTCTTTGCAATGGCCTCACGACCGGAAGCGACAACCGCTTCAATCGCGTCCAAGACTTCTTGTGGAATCAAATCGTTGCCCTCATTTCCTTGCGTGTGCCGCTTAACCGGATTATTGGCGTATCCTTGCATGGAACCTTAAAACCTCCGGTATCTCCGTACCCTCCGTAGTTCAGCTTTGCGCTGGTGTTTACATACAGCCTATTACCATATGTGATACTACTGTTTGCGTAATTAGGACGGGCGAATCCGTCCTTAAGCATTGCCGGGAGATGCGTATGGCCGCAGACAAAGATATCTGCGTCACAGATGGTGGAGAGATCAACCAACCGCTGAATCTTGCCGCCCTCTTTCCTGCCGCCACCATTGCCATGACTGACATAGATGGAGTAGACAACCTTGCGGTTGTGACTCTTGCTACCTAGTTCACCGAACCTGACAAACACCAGAGCAGTAGTCGGGGAATATCTCTCCTCGATTCCAAGCTGCCTGCACATCAGCTCCGTGATATCAATACCATTCGTGCGATAATGTCTGGCCTCATGGTTGCCGGGGACAACGCACAGAATCTTATTCGCAATCGGCGCGAACAGTTCCACGCAAGCCCTCAGTTCCTCCATCGGGGAAACGGTCTCAGAGTAGCTGTCCGAAATGGAACTCTTAATCGCACAGTTCATAAGGTCACCGTTGAGAATGCAATAGCAGTTCTCATGATCCTTGACATATTTCAAGTCTTCCATGATGCGCTCATGGTCACTGTGCGGGTCTGCCCAATGGTAGTCTGCCACCGGCATGATTTCAATTTCGGTTAATGCTTCGGATAAATCAATCTTGATTGGTTTCAAACGTATACCATCGCCAACTGCCCCACCCCTGCTAATGTCAGCGTGTCATCCCACCGGCTCTATGCCGGTCTTTGTGGTGGACGGATGAGGAATCGAACCCCAAACTGGGAACCATCCCGCCCATATGTGCCACGGTTTAGGTAGCCACTCCGTGCCGTGGGCTTTGTGCGCTGGCTATTGGAGGCCCTTAAAAGGGAAGCCACGCATCTATACCTGTTAGGCGCTCCGTGTGCAAGAAAGGAAGAAAGGGCACACGGGCCGGTCTTTTGACGCATGAGTGGAGAGGAGGGAACCCCTATGCGTCATGGTCGGTTGGGGCTTTCCCCCATATCCCCCATCTTTTCATCAATCTTATACCCTACTCTAAGCCTATGCAAAGATAACATTTCAGAATGGACGCTTGATAATAGTAGCTACATTAGCCCGGTCAGACAGTTGCCAATCAACAAACAGACTGAGAACATCCGGGAAGTCATCGTGCTTATTCTTGCCCATCATGGAGTAGGAACAAAGCTGTGACATGGCCTCACGGTACTCCCTGTCCTGAGGATACAAACTCTCATCCTTAAACAGAACGTGGGACTTGACCATGCCGCTGTTGGCGATTATGCGTGTTTCCTTATTGCTCTGCGTCCACTTGGTAGTGATGCTGGTCATGCCGCCCAGTTCCTTCACCCGCTTCTGGACATTCTGAGCGAAGATTGTGCCGCCTCGGTTAGACTCAATCCGGCACATACGCACCTTCCGGTCAACCAATATCTGGGCAACCCGCTCCTCTACGGTCTCGACCTTGCCGTTATCAAAGATAACCTTGTCCATGTAGAAGTCGTTTCCGTACTGATACATGATCGGCATGGTGCAATAGTCAGCGCCTTGCTCCTTAGTGTCGCAGATTGCTAGAATGGAATCCGGCTCTTTCTCAGGCAACTCAAAGAATCGCCGGAGTTCAGAGGCATCGTAGAGCAATCCTTCGCGCTCGATCGGCTCGTTACAGAACAAGGCTTTCCAGCTAGGTTCATCCATGATATCCCGTTGCTGATGGAGGGCCGCAGTTGTGTAACCAAGACCATATGGGTAATCAAAGTTGGACTCATCATTCTCATCCAAAGCGGAGAACCGGATGAATCGTGCGCTAGGATCGCCATCGTACGCCCGTTCCAATCGACCGATAACATCGTGGACGCTCCATCGTGTAGCTATGTGCAGCTCTTTGCACCGTGTGCCGACCTTCCGTTGCCTCAGGTCTGTGTAGTACATCTGCCACAGTTTGTCCAGCCGGTCAATGGACATCGCTGTCTCAATTCCGTCTACAAGGTCATCGCAGTATAAGATGTTCATGGCGCGGACTTTACCGGCGTTGCCGGAGCCGATGGAGGAGAACTCCAAGGTCTTGAACCGCATATCCTCGGATTTATCGTATCCTATGCCTATCATCATGTCCTTGGCATTCGTCCCGATGACACCAAGGCCGGGAAAGACATCCTGCCACTTGTACTCGCCCATAGGGTCTAAGATACGGAGCATTTCCCCGTACATGCCGCCAAGGAACGAGTTATTGTGCGAACCAATCAGGTTTGGGAGAAAAGGATTGCGGCCCACTGTCCACGCGAGAAAGAACTCAGCCAGGGTGGTCTTTCCAATCCCCGGAGGTTCTGATATGCCCAGCAGTTCAATCTTGCCATCCTCCAAATCTTGCAGGGCCTCGGCACAGGGGAGAAGTTGCTTTCTCCTCGGCAGATAGAACTGCTTCTCAGGTGCGCGGTCTTTCTCGATGTAGATGCAGAAGCTGTCAAAGAAGTGCGGTGCGTCAAACAGATGACTCCGGTAATACAGATCAATCATGTTATCAGCGTCCACGCCGTCCCGCACCATCCTGTTTGCGGCTACCCGTAGCTGCCGGTTGAATTCATGTGCGCGAGAGAAGTTATCCTGATCGTAAATGGTCACCCCGTGGTCACGCCGACCTTTACCTTCGATAATGGTAGCGTCTTCCATCTCCAAGCCCCTGCACAGGTCGAACGCATCGTTCAGGGCATATGGGTCATCCATCGCAATCAGTTTCGGTATCAGATTCACATAGTCCGTCCTCGTCATCCTCCTCTCCATTCAGAATCTCCAGTAGCTCATCCCTGTTCATACGGACGAACTCCAACAGGCCATCGTCACGCATGGCATCCATCATAATGGTGCGGTCATCCCTGCTACAGTTCCAGTAGCAAGTGTAGGTCTGCCCATCAGCATCGCGCATCTGCATGGAGATGGCATCAGGGTCAATGTTGAACAATTCCTGCACCATGTCCTCAACCCAGTGCGCGTAGGGTTTAGCAGCTAATTCAGCGTCAAGTGCCAATCTTCTTTTTCCTCCTGCGTAGGTCTACAGCGTGTTCCCAGACATAGTTGATGAAATGCTTCCAGTTCATCATGACCTGATCGTACACATCAACCTTCTTCGCCTTGCGCCGGTCGGAGTGAGGCCAATGGTCAATGACCACTTCCCACTCGCACTTCGACCAGTAATAGTACATCAGGGAGCGCTTGATGTAGCTCTCAAACTCTTCCCGGTTATCCTTGTACTTCTTCGCGGCATACCGGCAATCATCCATGAAGCGGTAATGATCGAATACATTGTGCGTTTCGATTATGCCGTTGTTGAAGTCACCCACGAACACATTCCATGTGAGGCCGCAATTATCGTTGAAGCAGTCCATGCTCATTCCTCCTTCGGATACTCTGGCTTGCCCTTGATGTCATAATGCTTTTCAAGCTCATGAACTGCATCATTCCATCGTTCTGTAAGAACAACCTTTTCTGCATATGTGTATTTGCTGTGTGATAAAGCAAACAGAAAAACGTCCCTCAATCCATCAAGAGGCCTCATCCTTCTTCCTCCTTCGGCTCTCGCAATTCATAGTCTTCACAAACTGGTGGCACTCCCCATCCGTCAAGATAGTTTATTGTTGGAGAAAACCAGCTGCTTTCATCACAAAACCCATCGTCATTGTGTTTGCACTCTTCCACTAAACAGCGAATCATGTTTCCTCCTTCGGCGGCTCAGGGAGTGGCATCCAGTGGGTGACAACGCCGTCTGCAAGATAGATGTCATCATAGTTCGTGAAGCCGTATTCATCGACATATAGGATTTCTTGATATGGCCTCACACCGTAGACATTACTCTTCCTCATACACAGCACAGCACCATCAAAGTCCGGCAACCGCTCCGCCACGGGAATCCAGCGCTGCCTTTCCTCTGCATCCAGCCTCGCGTTGTGTTCATCGGCCACTTCGCATATCAGGTTCTCGATGGCATCTGCGGCTTGCTTCATCAGTTC